ATAGAGCCAGTTGGCGGCCTGATAGACATAGCCGGGTTTTCCACGAATCCCATCGGCCCAGGTAAAAAGCAGTTTCTTATCCGGTTGATTTTGCCGAAACCATACCTCGCATCCAGCCAATAACTGGCTTTCGGTATTGCGGGGCAGGTCATCCCGACAGCACATCCGGCACAATTCCCAGTAATCCTTGGTATCCAGAGATGGAAAGAGTTTCTGAATCGTATGTTTAGGCCGTGTCCCCCATCCCCAAATCGCCACCCCAGCCAGGCCCTGTCCGTCATAAAATCCCAGCGGCACCATACAGTGCGGCGGGAAGATGTCGCTGTAATGCCATTGACGGCAAAGGGCCTTGGCTGCATCTAAGGGGATAAGAGACACGGGAATCATTTCACTTGCTCCAGGATGGCCTTCTTGCCGGTGAATTTCTCCCAGCGCTGCACAATGACATCACAATACGGCGGGTCCAGTTCCATCAGGAACGCCTTGCGTCCGGTCTGCTCGGCGGCGATGAGTGTCGAACCACTGCCGCCAAAGAGGTCCAGTACGTTTTCGCCGACTTGGGAGGAATACTGCATGGCCCGCACCGCCAGTTCCACGGGCTTTTCGGTTAAATGAATCATGCTTTGCGGATTGACCTTCTTGACGCTCCAGACATCCGTTACATTGGCCGGACCAAAGAACAGATGCGCAGCGCCTTCGGACCATCCGTAAAAACACCACTCGTGGTTACCCATGAAGTCTTTGCGGGTCAGGACGGGGTGTTCTTTGACCCAGATAATCATCTGCGAAAAATAGAGTTCGCATTCCTTCAGGACATTGGGGTAGTTGTAAATATTGCTGTAGCCGCCCCAGATGTAATAAGACCGGCCCGGTATCAGGACACGTTTAATATTGCCGAACCATGCCTGCAGGAGTTTGACAAATTCCTGGTCCGACACAAAGTCATTGGCCAGCGGTCTATCCTTGGGCCGCATCTTGTCAGTGGTTTTATGGGCCTTGCCTTGGATGGCCTCGTCCATCCCTTGCTGGCCGGTGTAATTGTCCGAGGCGGCAGCGGCGGCGCGGGCATTTTGACTACGGGGTGCAACGCAGACATTGTACGGCGGGTCGGTATTGACCAGATGAATCGGCTGGCCATTGAGAAGTCTATCCAAATCAGCGGCGCTGCCGGAATCCCCGCACATCAGCCGGTGATTACCCAGTATCCAAATGTCACCTCGTTTGGTCGTGGGTTCATCGGGCGGCAGCGGCACATCATCCGGGTCGGTCAAGCCGTCCTTGACCTCCTGTTCGAGCAGTTTGCACAGTTCTTCCGTATCAAATCCGAGCAGGTCGAGGTTAAACTCCATGCCCTGAAGGTCTTTAAGCTCAATCGGGAGCAGTTCATAGTTCCAGTCGGCTAAGGTTGCCGTCTGATTATCAGCGATGCGATAGGCCTTTATCTGCGCCTCGGTAAGGTCTTTAGCGACATGGACGGGGATTTTTTCAAGGCCAAGTTTGGCGGCCGCCTTGTAGCGGGTGTGACCGACGATAATGACACCGTCCTTATCGACCACAATGGGCTGGCGGAAGCCAAATTCCTTCAAACTGGCCGCCACCGCATCGACAGCCTTGTCGTTAATGCGGGGATTGTTGTCATAGGGACGAATGTCTTGGATATTTCGTAATTCAATTTTCACAAGCGATACTCCTGTAAAAAAACGTGGTTTTCGACCGAATCTCTTTTAATTGGCGACCGTTCCCGTCGCGGTTTTCTTTTTGATTTCTGCGAGGAGGGAACCATTTGTTTTGCACAGAACGCCCACGTTCGCGTAGGTTGCGAGAGGTGCGATTATTGCGGTCAGCCTATAGCCGCAATCCACTCTTCGAACCTGCGCCAACGTGGTGCGTCCAGTTTCCATGCTTAACTTGCTCCAACGGCACTGCGTGCTTGTCCAATGTTTTGATATAACTGCGTCTCGATGGCCTTGACTTCAGGAATCGTTGACTGCGAGACTTGCTTCATGGTCAACTCAACGCCTTGTTTGTGGGCATCGTACTTGGCTTGCGCTTCGGCTGCGGCTTGGGCATTCCTGCGAGCGATAACTGTTGCCGCTGCTGCAGCGATTCCAAGACCCAAGTCAATCAAGGGGGCATAAGGGTTCCAGGGACTTGAGGCAGCATTAGCTGCTCGTGCTCCTTCCAGTGCCGTTGTCACTCCATCGGCAGGATTGGTATACTGTGCATTTTTGACTGCGTCTGCGATGGCTTGAGTTTTTGCCTGGACAGAATCAATACTGGTTTGGAGTTTTTCGACCTTAGCCAGGGCATTGGCATCGACCGTTCCGTTTTGCTTGGACGACTGCAGGGCCAGTTTGGTCTGCTCCTGAAACTGGTCAATCTTGCCGTTTAGCTGCTCGGTTTGCATTGCCAGATTCTGAATCTGGACCGGGTCGACACTGACTCCCGCACAACCGCCCATCCATACCGCCATCAACATGACCAACACAATTGCCGCCACTACTACATCCCATCCGATCATTTGCTTTGAAGTTCTCATAGAGATACTCCTTGTAAAAAGAGGTGATTAAAATTACCGGCAACATCGCCGGTAAGGTTTGTTTTTAAGGGGGGTATTGATACGTATTGCCGCCTCGCACGCGCGTGCGCATAAAAAGGGGTAAAAATTACATACGCGAGGGTGTATATAAAAATAAGACAATAAGATATATATATTTTTTTATGTATATATATTTTCTGGACTTGCGTTTCCAACTCATTGCGCAACCTATAGCGCAATGAGTTGACAATAAGGTGTAATGAGTTTGTTTTTTCAAAACTTATTGCGTCAATGAGTTTACTGTTTGTCGTGCTCATCGTCATTGTCCAATCATCCTGTAAAGCCGCTTGGCTGGACCCCCGGTGGCTTGTTCCGAATACTCGATTTTCCGCTGATTGAGCAGGGTTGTCCGTACCTCTTCATGTTCCCGCTGAGTCCAGGGCAATTTGCGGTTGATCAACCAGAACGGCATCCAGGCATCACCTTTCTTGGCCTTCCAGTCGCCCAGAATTCGAATTAATCGCTGACAGTTGGCGTGGAACTCACTTTCACTGACATATTGTGAGGCCATAAATAACATGCGGCGTGTGGTGTAATCGACCAGTTCTGTTGCCCAGCGAACGGCCTGCTCGGTGATTTGAGGATTGAAGGGATTTTCACTGCAGGCGTAAATCAGGGCCAGTCGGCGGGCTTTTTCGCTAGCACGCCCCCAGATAGCCATGGTCACTAAATCCGATTGTGCCTGGGCTGCGTCATAATGCGCATCGGCCTTTTGTCCATAGTCTCGCTGTAGCGTTTTTGCAATATCGGTGTGTTCGACGATAATCGGAACGGGATGGAAGTTGGCTAAATTTCCTTCACCGGGCATGAAATCCACCCAGGTTTTGGCTGTGCGGCTGATGGAATCGGGAATCTTGATAATTGACACATCCTGTTCACCCGTTCGTGGACCAGCCTCAATGACCAGCATGCGGGCAAAAAATCCATTGGTCAGCATCTTGCTGGACAGGGCCTGGTAATAGTTTTCCGGGACGGCCGTGCCGTAAATATTGAGCGATGGCTGGTCGATGACGTTGCTGTCTTTTTTACCGGCCTTCAGGCGGGTTTGATAAATCGAGTTACAGGCTGAGAAGAATTTAAGCAGTACATTGGAAATCATATCTGCCCGGCCGTCTTTACCCTTGGAGGTTGCCGTAATCAAAGAGTCGATTTCATCGGTTTGAAACAGCATGGATGGATTGATGAACATCTTGTCTTCAATCCCTTCACCGCTGGCAAAGCCATCGGCAATCACACCAGACAGTCCCGCTTCATAGAGAATGCGGGCATTGACTTTGCGCGGGTGGTCTTTACCGCAACCCGGATAGGCCAGGCCCAGGATATACAGGTTGGTGCGATTGTCCTGGGCATCCCGCACTTTTCGTCCTGCCAGAAATGCCTGCAGGCACAACGCCCCCAGAAATGACAATATCGGTTCCGGGTGCGGCGCGGTCTGGAGCATAAAGTCCGCGACATCATGAATGAATCCCGGAACATCTAATAAATGCCTCGGCAGCGGTCCTGGGTCCTGGATGACATGCTGCTGGGGTTCATCCTCGGACTCATGACCGACAATAGCAGAGAGGTCCACGCTGCTATCTTGGGATGGCAGAGGGTCTTTATCGCCATACCCCTGCTCACCCAGCGCCTTGGCCGCCCTGCCAAAGTCTCCGTGATGTTCCAAAAGCGTATAAACACTAAAGGGCGAATAGGGTTTTTGGGCCTCAAACGGATGGGCGTTGGTACTCCAGACATAAAACACATTATTTTTCAGCGTAGCAGACCAGCCCAAGGTCTTACCCGGCCTGCGCCAATATTCATTTTGGCCACCCTTGACACAGGTCCAGCCGTGGGATTGCAGAAGGGATTTGACATCGCCGCGGACATTGTAATCATCTCCGGGACGCAGCGTATCACCGGCACTAGAGGGTGTCGATTCCTGAGGCAGGTCGGGAATAAACTGGTTTAATGCCCATGCCGCTTCAAGGAGGATGTCCCGTTCCTGAGCGGTTAAAACCGATAGTGTTGTAAAATCGCTCTGGACCAGTTCATATCCTGGCGTCGGCGCACACAAAAATAATCCGCCTTCACCACGCGTTTCAATGAGCGTAAGAACGATAAACCAATTGCCATCCTTATCTTTGCGGGGTTTATATTTCTTGCCGCAGATTTCCACTTCCTCAGCGGATGCTGCAGTGACCTTGCGCTGCATCAGTTTCATATTGCCGCAGACAGGACTGTCACAGCGGTACACCACATGGCGGCCGCCGCTTTGTGATTTTTCGATGACAAGCCGGGCAATAAGACCAGGTGCTTCCTTTTCGACCATCGTTTGCCACGGCTCGAATGCCTCCGCTGACAAATCGAAATCGATCATTTCCAGATTGCCGCTGACAGCGCCGGTGACGATACAGACACCGGACTGGCCGTGACTAAACCAGGACGCCAGCTGGGATTCTGTTGGCAATTGCCGCTGATATTGCTTCCAGCCCGACAGGGCCGCAAATTTCAGCCCGACATTGGCCGGAAGAACCGACAGTCCCGCATGGAGATAGGCTTGGGCGATTACTTGGAGGTTTTGCACGGGACTGCTCCTCTTTTAGTTTGGAAAAAGTATGAACGACCGACCACAGGCCACAGACAGTTAAGTCCTGCCAGGATAGCAACTAAGATTGCAGTGATTGACTTCATCGCAAGCTCCATCAAAACGGGATTTCATCGGCTGCCGGAACATACTGCGGCAGGGGTTGATTGGATTGCCACTGGTCGGCTTGAGGATTATCAAACTGATAGCGGGTAATCTGACTGAATTTCTCACCCGAAACACTGCGAACGGTAATTTTGATGGGTTCACGGAGCCGGTTATTCTCGGCAAAAAACACCGCCATCTCGCAATCTTGCGGTATTGGATCATTGGACCGCTGTTTCCACCAGCTTTCCGCTTTGATACGAGCAAATCCCGTGTGTTCAAAACAGACCCATTCGGGGATATAGGTATCCAGACCCACCTTGTATTGGACCCGCATGGTCCTGGGTGTATCGGCCGAGGCGCCCCGTTTGGTATGGACGTTATAAAGCACTTCCTGGACATCATATTCTTCGATGCTGACCTGGCCGGACAATACATCTTCGGCACTGGCGGTGGTGTCATGCTGATTGCGTTGAGGCGGCGGGAACTCATAATTACACGCCGGACACCGGGTATAGGCCGCATGGATAACCTCAAAGCACATCGGACACTCTTTGGCAGGCGCATCACCATTGCCCCGGACATTGGCAGGATTCATGCGAAGCGCATCGACCGGTCCATGCCGGACGATGTTGCTGCCAAAATCCAGCACCAGACAATCCTGCTTGCTCGGATGCAGCCGAAAACCACGACCGACCATCTGATAATAGAGTCCCGGACTCATTGTCGGACGCAGCAATACCACACAATCCACATTGGGAGCGTCAAAACCCGTGGTCAGAACGTTGACATTGCACAGGTATTTGAGTGAACCATTTTTAAATTGATTAAGCGTATCCCTGCGCCAGCCATCAGGACTGTTGCCGGAGATAAAACCACATTCGATGTTGTGACGCTCCTTGAGAACCTGTACAATATGCTTGCCGTGGGCGATACCGCTGGCAAAGATAAGCACCGTGTGTCTATCCTGGGTGTAATCGATGATTTCAGAACAGGCGGCCTGGACGCGGTTGTCGGTATCCATCAAATCCTCAACCTCATCTGCAATAAATTCACCACCCCGCAGATGCAGGACGCTGGTATCTAAACGTGCCTTGGATGCCTTGGACCGCAGCGAACATAAATAGCCCTGGACAATCAGCTCTTTAACGCCGACCTCATAGCAGATTGAGTTGAGGAAATGTCCCGGCTGACAAATCATCCCCGTCGTCATTCGAAACGGTGTGGCGGTCAGTCCAATAACCCGCAGGCGAGGGTTAACACTGCAAGCATCAGCTAAAAAGGATTGATACATCCCCTCGCCCTCAGGCGGGATCATGTGGGCCTCATCGACGATGACCAAATCAAATGCATCCAGGTCAAACGCCTTACGGTAAACCGATTGAATCCCCGCAACAATGACGGGATGTTCGGTATCTCTGCGTTTAAGGCCCGCTGAATAGATGCCGACGTTCAACTCTGGCGCTATAGCGGCCAGCGTGCCTGCGGTCTGTTCTAAAAGTTCTTTGACATGGGCAAGAATCAACACACGGCCATTCCACAGATTGACCGCATCAGAACAAATCGTTGCCATCACCGGGGTCTTGCCGCCGCCGGTGGGAATGACGACAACCGGATTATCGGTATGATTGCCAAGATGTCGATATACAGCCTCGACGGCTGCCTGCTGATAGGGTCTCAATTGCATGGGGACAATTCCTCAATGGATTTAATCAGGGGTTCTCTGGCGTTATCGTTCCATCGCCAGCATTCAATCAGGGCATTGGAAGGCAGGCCTTTGGCCGCTTGCAGTAAACTCTCTCGCTCCACACCATCGGGCCAGCGGTTGGCCTTAATCTGAATACATCGCAGGCCCAGGGGATTGAGGGCAATGATGTCAAACGGCCCCAGCGAGGCGGCCGACCGGATGCAGAAGTATCCGGCGGCCTTGAGCCTCGCGATGGACTTGTGTTCCAAACGACTGCCTTTGCGTTTACAATTCACAGTTACCTCTTCCAGGGAGCAACAGAAGGTTTGGATACGGCGGCCGGAGCTGCTGCAGTCTGCTGCTTGGAAAAGCCCCGAATGTCGTTGGTCAGTTCATCGTTGTCGGTGCGTTTTTTGACCTTGACGTTGATGACTAACGGCAAATTATGCAGCTCAACAGAATCCCTAGGCGTTAAAACCCCAACCGCTTTACAGATGGCCGATAAATGTCCGCGGGCAATCTTGGCGGTGACCTCATTGGAGTGGGTTAAACTTAACCGTGCCCACAACAGGCGACCTTTGTATTCGCCCTCCAGAACCTGGAAAGTCAGCTCCAAGTAACTGCCCGTTTTGTTTTTGGTTTCTTTCATCTGGCTGCCGGTGATCATCGCCAGATACTTCCCGGCCGGAATCGGGTCAAAATCATTGGTTGAATCCACTTCGTTTGCATTAAAATTATTCAGATTTGCCATTTTGAGTTTCTCCTGTGAATTGTGAGTTTTGATTGATGGCATTAATGAGTGCGTCCCACTGCAGCGGAATCCGGTCTTCAATGCCGTAACGGTTTTTGGCTAACAGTTGATTGGTTTCTTTGAGTTCCAATTCACGGCCGCCGGAACCCATTTTGGCAGCGCCGACAAAGTCACACCACTCGACTATCGTGTTCATCAGGTCGGGATGGATTTCGGGGGCGGATTTCTCAATGGTTGCCCCATCAATCGTGGTTAAGGTCTGCCGTGAGGCGTGCGCCAAGAGCAAGACCGAAACGCCTTTATTGACGATTGCATCCAGCGTGGGCAAAAGATACTGATACACATAGTTACGCAGGACCTGCTTACCGTTGCCGTAGCCGCCATTGGAGCGGTTGAGGGTCTTGTCCATGTTCTTGGCCTCGCCATTGACCCCGGCGACTTTTTCCTCAATGCGCCGAAGCAGCCAATCGATGGAGTCCACCACCACTGTCTCATAGGGGTGGTCAGACATCGCCAGGGTATCCAGCCACGCCTGGATGGAATCCCAGGTGGTCAAATACGGTGTTCGCTCGCACTGGATGTGGAAGGTGCCATTCTCACAGTCGATGATGATGGGTTTGTGGCTGCCAGCGCCAAACGTGGTCTTGCCAATTCCGGGCGGGCCATACACGATGCCCTTGGGGGCACGCAGGTGAGTTTGATTGAGTACCGAACTTAATAGATTCATTTGTTTTTCCTTGTAATAAAAGTTTTTGTTTTCGTTTTGACCGGCCGGGTCCAATAGTGGCCGTGGGAGTCGAACCCACGTCACCGACAGCATTGCGCCTGTGAAAAACCGTTTTCCGCTGGGATTGATTGTTTGAGGATTCCTGCTCTGACTAAGATGGCATTGGCATCATCGATGGCGGCTTGACGATATTGAGGTCGCTGGTGACGCTTGCGAATTGTGGGTCTATGTTCGGGTTGAGATTTTTGAGTAAAATCCGACGCTGCCAGGGATAAAAAGAACTGATTCAATCCAGATTCTGTTACCATGACCGCTCGACCCACACGAACATACTGCAGACGGATACCCTTGCAGCCCAAACGACACCATCTCCAGAGTGTCGAAGGATGTATTCGACTGCCATTTTTGCGGGGGAGTATTTTGGTCGCATCCGTTAATGTCAGATAGGGACCAGATGCAGGCGTTGTTGCGATATCGATATTAGTTTGCATGGTCGCGCTCCTTTGAGTGCAAATAAGAGCGATGCAGCAGAGCCCAACTGGCACGTTCAATATCCTCTGGTGTCCACAGAAATTCACCCCCGGGACTTTTTTGCGGCGGGTCAACCCGGCCGTTCCATATCGCGGCTGTCAGAGTGTGCGGCCTGACATTCAGGATTTTTGCGACTTGGCGTGTTCCATAAAACTGCATTTTTGCACCTTTGAATAATCCACCATTAATTTTTTTGTTTCCGGTACTTTTCAGAAACCGGATAAGTGGCTATTTAGGGGCGCATAAAAAAACCCTGTTTTCTCATGCGAAAACAGGGTTTTTGAAAAAAAGCGGATTTTTGAAAAAATCCGGTTTAATCCGCTTTTTCGGATTCTACCGGATATTTTGAATGCCGATTGGATATTTGAGACAACAATGCCGGATCGTCTTTGACAGAAGGCGCTGACGTTTTACGCCCGGCACGGCGGGTGTTTTTGTTGGTGTTGTGGTATTTCCGTCCATTGCGGACGTATTTATGCCAGGTATCAAAAGATGGTAATTCATAATCGGGATCGCCATGTTCTTCCAACCACTCATAAGCCTCTTTATCTGTGCATTTGCCTAAACTTTGTTCGGCAATACAATAGGACTGGTATGCTTTCTCATCGGCAGGGCTTAATTTCTGCTCTGGAACATCTGCAACCGCAACCGACTCGACTTTGTGGACGACTGGCTCAGGTTTCTTTTTGTCCGGGATAATCTCCCATCGACGCAGGTGGTCCAGTGAAACCTGTTTTAGCCCGGCGCCGCTTTCTTCCCGGCACAGAAACATTCCGACATCCTGACCGGTCTGTGTGTTGCGCTGTACCGTTAATGAAATCCCGCCACATTCCTTGCCATGACACTCTCTACAGGTGTACTCTTTAGCGGGCATCGTGGGAACCACCACACGCATTTGCATTAACTGCTCCAATTGCCCCGGCGGCCACTGCTGTACCTCATCGTAACTGACATAGGGTTCTATCCGGCGTCGCAGGCATAGTATCAGTTCATCCAGGGCCTCTTTCATGCCGCTTCCTCGCTTGGAGTTATGGCCAATCGCACCAGACCCCATATCTCCAGGTACTTACGTGCGATATTGTCTAATTTCTCGTTTTCTAATGTTGAAGAATTAGGCGTTGTAATCGTAAAGGTTATCTTTTTAGCGGGTTGCCCCTCCCTGGCGGCAAATTTAATAGTGATTTTAGCGGACAAGACATCCAGCTTTTTCACAATAGTATCGCCGCAAGCGGCAATGGCCTGATTTATTCTGGTTTGTACCAATTCGGCGCCTCCATTATGCGGGTCGGCCTCATAAGTGATTTTGTCATTGTTGGTATTGTTCAATTTGACTTTTAACATCCGCAATGAAACACTTTCGATTCCGTCAACCGGCTCGGTGGTAAATCGGAACGCCGGGTCCAGTAAACGTGACAAGTCATAAACCCGCAGGCTTCCTTCCGGTATGCCTGGGAGATCCAAAATCGTTTTACAAAATGCTTCCTGCATGACTTCGATTTTGCGCATCTTGCTGGCATGGATTTTTAAATTCCTCGCTTGGGGATCATAAATAAAGACGATTTCCATCACAGGACGACGGATTTGCGGGACGAGCCTGCCTTTATCATAATTCAAGTCCCGTCTGGGATAATCTTCCGGATAGGCAAAAAAGTAATATTGATTTGGATTTTGCCGGGAATAAACGTCGATATGGCAATACCGTCCTCGTCGCTGCCGTTTATAAAACTTCTGAATCAGTTCCTTAAGGTCTTCGACAGACTCCTCGTCTGTCGAGCAGGCATGTCTGCCAACCAGACAGTCTTCCTTGAATGTCATCTTCTCAACGCGTTCCATTCGAGCCAGCCAATTGTATGCATCCGGGTGATGCAAACTGACCCACAAAAACTTGTCAATATAACTCTCGTTTTCCATGAGGGCATCTATAATGGCTTCCGAGTCGGTTCCACGCAGCGTCTGGATAATATCAATTAATCCAATCACCCCTTCTTCGTCGGCAACACTGGAGATGGCCATAAAATCCTGCTCAATAATCTCAATTTGGCTGTCGTGAAGCTGGGCGATTGTTGCTGATAAAGCTTCAACCAGGGCGTCGCCTTCCAGCGACCAGTCAAAATGGGTCAGGAGCTTCCGCTCATCGAAATACTGTTTTAATAAGGTGGGACTGGCACTACGATAAAAAGTGGGTAATGAAAATACTTGCGACATCAGCTACCTCCATAAATCAGAGTTTTCCCGGCTCCGCCGGGTGTCGTACTGTGGCCCTGGGAAAAACGTTTTCTCGGGCATCGGTTTAGTTCTAAAACCCGAATGACTTTCAAAATTTGCAAAATACGCGCCAGAAATAAGAGATTTTATCACATTGCTTTAG